CCACCACCTCCTCCTCCTGCACCAGGACCACCATTACCACCCGCACCTCCACCTACTGTACCAATAGCATTTCCAGAAGCTCCCCCTCCACCGGCGGTTGAAAAAAATAATCCTGCAGGGCTATTAGTTATTAAACTTCCATTACCTCCAGCACTACCTACTAATGTTCCTCCTGCAACAGTTGCTATTATTTGACTTGAAGACATACCTGTTAAGTTAATACCTCCTCCTACATTTTGTGCATTTACTGCACTAAGACCCCCCCCTATTCCTCCTGCCATTAATGGTCTAGACGCATAATTTTGTATGCCCCCTGATAAATTACCAGGACCTGATGAACCTGAAGCAAAATTAGATGTGTTATAAAATATTCCAAAAATTATTGAATTTCCTAAAGTACTACCTGATTGTGCAACTGCTGTTCCACCGAGTCCACCAAAACCATTTGCAGTACAAAGTTTTGCATTAGTAGTTGTGCCTGAACCACCAAATATAGAAACAGCACCTGTGCCTCCTGCTGTACCATTAGTATTATCAACAGTTATAGCAGGTGCAGCGGTTCCTCCTGCACCAATCCAAATATTTTCTGTTGCCGCTAAGTTATTTGCATTTATTTTAGAAATATTAACAAAGCCTGATGAACCACCTCCACCACCATATCTTGCAGTTGAAGTAAGACCTCTTCTTCCTGATGCACCTCCGCCAGCTCCTCCTACTAAATAAATTTCTACATATTTTGCATTAACTGGTTTTGTCCATATACCACTGCTTGTAAAAAGCTGAGTATCAATAGTAGGTACTGCGGCAGTATAATTAGGAATATTTAATGTTCCTCCTGTAGATAAAGTAGATACACCTGATGTGCCTGTATTTGTTAAAGTTAAAATTGGTTGATAAGTTAAAGCTGCAGTAGATGCAGTAAGATAAGGGCCTAATGCAGAACTATCAATATAGCCAGCTGGATTAGTAGATAACGGATAATAACTTAGATCATAAGTAGGTGTACCATTAACCCATAATACAGAAGGATTAGGATAAGTACCGGATAAGTTTCCGCCTGCGGGTCCAGTGGGAGCCCCTCCTCCACCACCTGAATTTTTAGGCTTCCCATTTTTATCAACTATTTCAATAGATCCAAATGCAAAAACTTGCCCTATTGCATTTACTACTTGCATTAGAAAGTAAGTTGTAGTTTGGTGCCATATAGCACATAACTTGTGTTTGGTATTGTAGATTCTAAAACTATGTTTTCACCCTCTTCAATAAAGTATGTAAAATTATCGGTGAGCGTATCACCCGCAGCCATGTCTACTCTATATATGGTGATTAGAGATGCTGTAGCAGCGTCATACTTTGATATTTGAAATGTGTGAGGGTTGCTATTATTAACTCTTATTGCAGTAACTTTTATTATAAATTTTGCAGGAACAATGCATAGTGTAGTGCCTGCAACATCTATAATTCCTTGTAATGAAAACTCGCCAACTGCCATTTAATATTTATGTTAATTTTCTTTAGGTATAACCTATAATATACAAAAAACATTCTAGTTATGCAACCTATATAAACAATAAAAACCCTGTTTTTGCAAGGTCTTTATAATTAGTATTAATATATCCCAATGCAATTAGACTCTTGGGCTACAAATTTTGTACCTCCATCAATGTCTACTACATCACAATAAGATAATTGACGCGGAGTGATTAAAACTTCATCACCCTCTTTACAGAATGTAACATTTTCTCCTACAGCAAACACCTTTAATCTTGTATAATGTTTTACAAGATCTTTTTCTAGCGATGCTTGTGCTTCTTGACTTAGTTCTAATCCTTTAATTTTGGATTCATAAGTTGGTTTGTTTAAAATAACCACATTTCCTTGATACTTTTTCATACTTTATTATTTATTTAATTATTACATTTTTTAATCTTGATAAAACATCTGCTGCGGTATGCCCGTCATAAGCTTGTTTTATAATTATTTCTTCAGGACATTGAAACAAATCCCAATCTGACATTTCATAATGATTTGAAATTTGACCATCTGGAAGAATTGCCATTACAATAAACCACCCTCCATTATAACACGGAGTACCATCGTTATGACAAGTTGATTTATGTACATCATAAAGGCCTTCTTTAGCCCACGCATTAAATGCTACGGCATTATACATTTTTCTAAATGCATATAGTTCATCAAAGGTGTGGTGTCCATCAGATATATTACCTAGATCCTTAAGACCATCTTTATCATAAATCTTATTGAACTCTTCTTCTTCCGCTACATAATATCCTTCATACTCATGCTTAACAATCATGTCTCCTATATGAGCACGAGTTGGCCCATTTATAGTATCAACTTGAATTGTAGGGTGACCTTCTTTAACAAAGAGAACTGACTGTTCTCCGTCCATGAACTCAGATATTTCATCCATTGTTCTTAATGACGCATCAACAAACTTAATTGCTTCTACTACTGTTGGTTTTTTTATGTATATCATAACTATTTTAATTTATAAAATTTACCTAATATATTACCATTTAGAAACTCGTCATTCTCCAGTACTCCTAATGAGAACTGGTACTTACATTCATAATACGACAGAGTCTGTTTACTATAGCAAATCATTATTATCTCTCTACGGATAGCAATCCCTGCTTTATGTGCAAGCTTTAATACTTCATTGCTACTATAGTAATTTTGATATGTTGATTTGCGAACTCGCTTATATGTCTTCAGACGTTTATCACTTGGTAGATCCTTTTTGCTTAACTTAGTCTTTACATCAGCATAGAAATTCTTCTTACCGATATATCTGTAGGAGTGGTCATTAGTAATTGCAAGCATCTCATACACAAACCCAACAGCACCCTCTGGGATCATATCTTCAGTAAACTCCTTTCCTTCGTATACCCACATTATGCTTTGTTTCTGTTTCGCAACTGCTCCATAAGGATCTTCTTATCCTCATAGATCTCTTTTTTTAATGAACCAACTTCTTCATTAATAGAATACTTATAATAAGCAGGCGTTATCTGATCTGTACCAATACCTATACAAAAGTAATGCGTATAAATCTTTATTCTGAGGCCGTTCATTATAGTATGTCTGACAGTCATGTCACAAATGTATAATTATTTTCCTTGACCGCGATATATTTTTTTATATTTTTTTGAAGACTTTAATTGTGAGCTACCAGACTTAGCATGTATCCCTGGTCTAGAAATCTTTTTTGTTACTTTAGTGGTCATACCACTGTCTTTAATTTTTGCCATGATTATTATTTATTAACAGTTCCATTTCCGAAGAGCAAGAGTCTTTCTTGTAGGTTTTCCATTTGGTTTTTTAGCAGGACCTGGCATACCAGACATTCTAGCACAAAAACTTTTTCTTCTCTTAGCATCTTTGCTTCCTGCTTTTAACTTAGACGGCTTAGTTGTTACTGCTGTCTGAAGTTTACTGCCGGGATTAGCTGCTCTATAAGATGCTACACCCTTTGCATTCAATCCACCTTTAGGATCCTTTCCTTCTTTTCTGGTCCAAGCTGCTGTCTTTGCCATTATCCTTTCTTTTTAGTAATTGGTTTTTTCATATTGCGACCAATCATCATTCCTGCTTGAAAAGATTTTTTAACCTTTTCTCCACACTCTGACTTCTTTGATGTTTTTGTAGATACTTTCTTTGCCATTACTTTTTCTTTTTAGTTTTAATCTTTTTTTCTTGCTTAAGCATTTCTTTAGTAGGTGCTTTGCCAGAACCTTTATTAGCTCTGATATTATCCCACAAACCTTTTTGTGAAACACTACCATCTTTACGTTTTAACATTTGTTTAGCCATAATTATATATAATATACTAAATATTATTTTAAAATACAAATTTACTATTCTGTCGCAAACATCTACTATAAATGCGACATAGTCTTTTACCAACCCTTTTACCAACTTGCAATAGCACCTATAACTAAGGCGTGGGGTAGGTGGCGAATAATATAACATCCTTTTACCAACCCCCACTATTACTCTCCCCTAAAGATAACCCCCCTGGGATGTCAAGTTTATTGCACTAAAAACTGGACAAACTGTAGGTAATGGCAATCTTTATTAGTATATTTATATCTAACTTTTTAAATACTTATTATGAAAACACTTACAATTTTATTAATCCTGGTCATCATAGGATTCTTATGGCTGGTAGCAAACGTCATGCACAAGCCAACCCTTGATCAATTATCATCAAGGTACACTGAAGACAAAGACGGAATAAGAATAGCTAATATCTGCGTATCAATAATGCTTGCACTTGCCTTTGTAATAGGCTTGTTATTTTAAATTTCAAACAATGGGTAAACTGAAACCAAAGCGTATCAGTATTTGGGTGGGGTCTCTATATCATTGACCCCCCACCCAAAGCCATAGAGGTGGTACCCCCCTACAAAATCCTAAGCCAAAGAAAAATTCAGGAAACATTTCTGGAAAAGCAACCACAGGGAAGACACACACACCACAGACACCACACCACACACCACGCACACACCAAGTCACACTGCACTCAAGTGATGATGTCATGTCTCACACACACACTCACACACACCAAGACTACATCTATATTAGATCTATATATCTATGATCTTACTACTACTGTTATCTATAGATAGGATGTCTACCAACACTCATTCACCATCTCCCAATCTTTAATCTAAACTTAAATTCACAAGTGAATTTTTCACAACAACCCTTAAAAACTTTTACGCTTATGAACAACCTACTTAACCTACTCTTCACCATCATGTGTGGTATGGGAGCAATCGGCTTTATGCTATCAACAACACTCAACGATGCGTTAGCTGGTGTAATAGCCATGTGTCTTAGTGCAATCTGTTTCTTAGCCAATGCGTATTATCCATTGTTTAAAGACAAGAAGAATGTATAAGCTAATGTACATTATGAATGATTCCACAGTTGTGGAGTCATTCATCTTTCACTCACGAGAATTAGCTCAGTGGAAAAAGAATCAATTGTTAAACCAAGGTTCTCATAGATTGGGAACATTTAAAATCCAAGCAATATGAATCATCGTGAACTTATTGACCAACTTAATAGTGCAATGAATATATACAACCACTACAAAAATAAGGGTTGGTATACCATTGCAAGAAGGTATCTTAAGAATACAGTTGCTCCTTTAATGATTAAATTACAAACCTTAACTAATACTAAAAATTAAAAGCTTATGAAAAAAATTAACTTAATGATACTCACATGGTTTGTGGGTATCACAGTATTCGCATGCATTATGTCATCATGCAAATCTACTTACCATCCTTGTGATGCCTACGGCAGTAATGATGTCAAGTGGGAGAACAGCATTGACAACCCTGAGAATGAGGAGTTTGTTGTGGAGGTTGCCTTCAATGAAGGATGTACTACAGAACAAGTGACTCAAGAACAGTTTGACACACGTTATTCAGCTGGGTACTAATGTCTAGTTATAACTGGTCTTGGTGGTTCGTATTGAACCTTGTTGGTATAGCCATTGGTATGCTCCTTGCTATGGTAGCTAAGGATACTAATGATATATGGTTATCCAATTTGGTAATGTGTATCACTACCTTGTCTCTAATCCCTTGTCTATACATTGGAATGAAACCTGGTAAATAATAATAAGGGAAGGGCTTCGGCTCTTCCCCTTTTTTTAATCTTATCGGAGTAACACCCATTGTGTGGAATGATTTACTATCATCACACCCACAACTCACCAACACAAATGAGCACACACA